TTTGAATAGATGTGCGAAGATGAAGCATACTTCTTAACATCTGATGCAGTTCTTGGAAATGCAATTTCTTCTGGGGGAAGAGACCTAAAATCTTTTCTGCAGTTTTCAATGAATTCGATAACTTCATCTTCTGTCCCATTGAGAATTATTTTTAAAGCATCCTTGATCATCTTACGACAGGGGGCAGGAGTAGAAGATTTTACAGCTTCCAATCCCATAATCTTTAGTTTGGGTTCTTCATATCTAACACCTTCACTATCCCATACGTTAAGAATGTATCGCTTCTTCGCAGTCCAGATACCACGTTCAGCGATATTCTCACGCTTCATGATCATTTTTTGTTCATATGCCGAAACGTAATTCGCAAGTTTCTTATAACTGGACTCGATGAATGGTTCCAACTTATCTTCACAGATCTTATCAAGTATTCCAACAATCTTTGTTTTATCGCCAGACTTATCAGTAAAAAATTTATCAACAAGAGGTCCGAGACTAAGATAAATTGAATCAGTGTCGGATGCAATAACATAATCGACACCTTCCGTTTGCAATAGTTTATTTAGATATGCGTTCATACGCATTTCAATCCATCTGATTGATACTTGACCAGACAAAGTGATCGCTTCTGCATTTGCTAGTTTGTAATACCTAAAGTATTGATTACCAATAGCACCATAAGCAGAGTTAAGAGAGATCTTCTTCGCCATTTGAATGTTGTTGCATCGTGAAATCTCTTTCTCAAGTGCAACAGTAGGAGTTTTTTCATACTGCTGTTTAGCTACAAGCATCTTCTTTTTGAAGATAACGCGATCTCCATACATTTTCTCCATCAATTCTGGTAGAAAACCCTTTACATCTTTACGATACATTGCGCCATTAGCACAGATTGCATTATCTTTATACATTTCAAATGAAATCTCTTCATTCAAGATCTTATCAACGCTGACGCTGGGATGTTTCTCATCCAGAATAGTTTCTGGAGAGATGTTATATTGCATAATAAGGTGAGGATAAAGACTATTAAGGTCGAAACTAACAACCCAGTCATAAACTCCTGGAATAGGTTCTTTAACATATGCTCCTGCATATTTGTCATTTTTATCAGAACGTTCTTTTGGTGGGATAACTACTTTCTTATCTTTCAAATAATTGTATATGATATTGTCCCACATACGGACCTGATAGAAAACATCATTATAATTAACCTTTGCCTCATAAGCCATAGTCACAGCAAGTTCAATCAGTTTCATCTTGCCTTCTAATCGGTCCACAAGTTCAACGTCTTTGATGTTGTACTCTACAAACTTTTGCCAGTTACCAGTATAGAAGTCTTTGAACGTATCGAACTCAGAGTGGTCAAGTTTCTTTTGTCCAAGTTCTACGTTAGCGATATGATCTAATCGATAAGATTCTTGTGCTTTATAAGTAAACTTCTTATACAGATCCATGTAGTCTAATTGAGAAAGACCACCCACTTCAAATGCAATATTCTTTCTCCCCATGATGTAAACTTCTTTCTGACTCACAAGACCCCAAGGAGAAAACTTTTTCATGGCTTTCTCACCAAGAACACGATTGACTCTCCCACAAATATATGGAATATCATATAGTTGAACATTCCAACCAGTGATAATGTCTGGATAATTATTCTCCCACCAATCCAAAAACTTGATGAGCATAGTATACTCATCACCACAATTGATATAACTAACATTCTCCTGTGTATTGTTAAAAGGTTTCACACCCCATACAATAATCTTTTTTGTATTGTAATCTTGAATAGCAATAGTGAGCATTTCTTCTGCTACAGATTCCGTATCTGGAAACCCATATTCAGCAGAAACCTCAATATCAATAGTGAGTAGTTTTAGTTTTGTTATATCAAACTTTATTTCTTTCTCAGTGTACTTCTCGGAAATATACTGACTTACATAACGATCATTTCCATAGATCTTAAATCCTTCCACATCCTCATACTTTTTGTAGAATTCTCTACAATCCCTGACGGTACCAGGTTTAATAGGTTCTACATTTTCACCCTCAAGAGTTTTGTAAGAAGATTGTTTTTTAGAAGGAACATACAAGGTAGGAAAAAAATCATCCTTGTACATAACCCTCTGACCATTTTCATATCCTCTGACTAGGAATTTGTTCCCAATCATCTGGACATTAGTGTAGAATTTCATTAGTTACGTTTAGATGACGAATAGACATTTCAAATTTTTTGTTTCCGATCTCACCGAGATTAACTTTCTTACCAGTGTAAACCTCATAAGCAATTAAAAACAACGTATAAAGATGCCAGTGTGCTGGGGGAATGTACTGGGGGGAAAGACACAAGTGCATATGATCGAAGTCATAGTCTAGTATATCATACTCTTCCTTTGTAGCGGTACGCATGTTTGGTATGAGTCCTGTAAAATACTCCATTTCTTTTTCAGGAACACCATCAATAGAATGCTGACTACTTATCCAAGTATAAGATTTAATCCTATTTTGAGCTCTAAGATAAGCAATCCAACATCCTTCATCAATATCATTATTCATCTTAACATGACGATATTCATGTTTGTTTCCTTTACTAGAAGGAGATCCATCTGGAGATATCTCTTTCCAAATCATATCTCCATGATAAATTACGTCATGATGATGATCTATATTAATTATTTCTAAGTCAGTTTTGTCTCCAATATGATATAAGATATTATCATGATCATAAGCAAAACTAGTTTCTACTCCATTATGAAGACATTTATTGAATAACTTAAAAATATAAAAAAGATGACCCTTATCAAAATAAAGATCAGACTCCTTTATTTCGGGTTTAAATCTAAAGAAATTATCCCACCTAACACCCGAATTATCATTCCAAAAATCAGCTTCATATTCTCCAATAGTTGGACCCATAATATAGTCCAAGTCTATACTTAGAATTCTCATTTTACCAAAGAGTTATATTTTTTTATTAATTGTTCTGTGGGATCGGTAATTGTTAGAATTTTATCAGAACTAATCATGAAATCAGTTTGATCAGAAAAATCAAGCATCCATGGAGAAAGTGCCATTGTTGATTGATTTATAATATACGGATCGACTAATTTACAATCAGGTTCTCCAATGTCTGCACCAACTTCTTCAATCTTTGAAAGAAGAATGATATTATTAACTAGTAATATAGATTTTATCATTCAGTAACCTCAGGAACATCAGATACTGGTTCATCAACATATTCTCCATCTTCAGATTCTTCATCTGAAGCTTCAAAAATATCTTCATTAGGATCATCTGCAATGAAAGTATGACTCTCATCTAGACTGAGATCTTCTTCACTTGCATTTACGATGTCTCGATCATATAGATCAGAAACTTTACTAATAGGAGTAAGCATAGTTACAACGTAGTCTGCTGGAATAGGAACATTCAAATCCTTTGCAAGAGGAATCCAAGGAGCCATTCGGACGCGAAAGTTATCATCATTTTCGGGATCCATATCAAGATCAACCAAACAAGGTCTAGTTAAAATATATCCAATTACTCTAGAATCTGCTCCTGGACCACTCATCCATTCTTTAATTCCAGCAATAATTTGTTCACCCTCACGGGTCACGATAAGTCTAATGGTCATAATTACTTGATGATAATTTTTAATTGTGGGTTTACAGTGGGGTGATGGTGATGGTGGCGGTTATTATTATGCTTCCAGCAACTTCTTAAGGGTTGAATTGTTCTCCTTGTAAACCATCCCCATTGATCATATTTAGTAGTGTATATAATCTTCTTACAACGTTGCCTATCATTCCTTACCATTACATTTGATTCTGGATAATGATATTTGTAATTGCCTCTTGGGGATCTAGGATGAGCAATAGCAGGAGTTGCAATTAAAATTGCTGCTGCAGCAAAAAGAAGTGATTTCATGAGGGTTCTTCATTTGTAGTTATTTTAGCAATAAAAAAGAGGGGCGTCAACTGGATTTGGCCAGTTCCCCCTCCGTCTGCGACGACGATACGTTGTTATTTAGTAGAGAGGATTACTTTTACAAAGTTTAGATACTCTTACCAAACACTCTTCTTTATTTCCTTCTTGCTCATAATTGTTTAATCGACTTGCAATAATATCAGCAACTTCAACAAAGTCGTTTTCATCAAACCCTCTAGTAGTAAGAGCAGCAGTACCTAAACGTAATCCACTGGTAACAAAGGGAGACTCAGGATCAAAAGGAACTGTATTTTTATTTGCAGTGATATTAATTTCACTTACAAGTTGATCAGCAAACTTACCTGTGATTCCTAGACTTCTCAAATCAAGTAGAACAATATGATTATCTGTTCCACCAGACACAATATTGATACCATTTTCAATTAATCTACGACCAAGAGATTTTGCATTAGCAACAACTTGAAGACAATATTCTCTGAATTCTGGTTTAAGTGCCTCACCGAATGCAACTGCTTTAGCAGCAATCACATGTTCCAATGGACCACCCTGAGTTCCTGGAAATACTGCCTTGTCTAATCTCTTACCCATCTCCACATCATTAGACATAATCAACCCACCTCTCGGACCTCTCAGAGTCTTATGAGTTGTTGTGGTAACTACATCTGCATATGGAAGTGGTGATGGATGAACACCCGATGCAACCAATCCTGCAATGTGTGCGATGTCTGCTAATAGATATGATCCAACTTCATCAGCAATATTTCTAAACTTACTAAAATCAATTGTTCTAGTGTATGCAGAGAACCCGCAGATGATAAGTTGTGGTTTACATTCCCTTGCAAGTTCT